ACAATGCGCCAAAGGTAACTGAGCCAATAATGTCTAAACCCAGTTGGCGTTGGACGTTTTGCAGTTCAATTGTTGATGCTCTCCAATTTGGAAACTTGTTTGCAATTACGCCAGTAGTCGCACCAGCGTCTAAGGCTGCAATAGCTGAGTCGAGATTAGAAATATTCCTACGGATTTTTCCTACACTTTCAAACGCTTTTGCTGCTTCTGTTTGACCAATTTCGCCAGCTTTACGTGCGCCAGAGCGTAGTTGCTGAATGTCTGCGCCAAATTGTTCAGCTTCACGGACAGCATCTACACGCTCCTGCCCAGTTAACTCAACCCCATCGGGGCCAACAACTCTTGTTTTGCCATTTGTTGTGACAAAAACAACTGTGCCGTTAGGCAAAATATTGCTTGATTGAACTTTAACGCCTTCGTCTTCAAGGTCTTTTTTATATTTTGCGGCTGCTTGGTTTGCCTGCCCTGTCTGTGCTTTTTTCAGAGCAAGGTATGCCTGTATTACTTGCTCTTGAAAATTGGCTTCAATCTCTTTGATTTGAGTCTCAAGAGCAAGTTGTTTTGCTTTGTCAGGTTCATTCTGCAATTTGATACGCAAATCTGCCATATCAGTTTGATTTTTTATCTGGGCTTCTCTTAATTTGCTTGGTGCTAGTCCCTCAGCTATTGCAGTAGTTGATGCCTTGTCAATGCTTTCAAACATCTCCTTTGCGCCAGGGATTGGCGAGGCGATTGTCACCAACGACTTGAAAGCCACGGCTGGGCCACGTTTTTGGTCTGCTGCTGCCTCAGCCAAACGGTCATACAGTTCAGCTTCTGCCTCATCTCCTGTGTTGCGCTGGGCCGTGGCGTAATCCTTGAGCTTTTGGATGCCGGTTGGTGGATTAAACTGCAATGCCGAAAGAATCTGGCCTACTGATTTCAGTGTGTTTTGCTGTTGCTCTTTGCTGATGCCCTCCATGTATGGAAGGAATGCTTTAGACTGATCTGGCGAAAGAAAAGAGGCATAACGTGCCGCATCGCGCATAGTAGGCTTGAGGTTTTTTAAGAAAAGAGCTTGCTCCTGCGCAACCAATTGCTGTTGCCTTTGCTGTTGAGCCATAAGAGCTTGCTTTTGCTGCAACTCAACCATGCCAGCGCCAAGCTGTAGGCCTTGCGCTGCCTGAACAAACGGATCGGCAACTTGTGAAAGATAGTTGGTTGGTTCCATCGTATACCTTTAGAAGTTCAAGCCAAGGTCTTGATTGCCGTATGCAAGGCCAGAGCCGAAGCCAGAGTAACCAATGGGGTTTTGTGAAAAGTTTGCTTGTAGACCAGATAATCCGCCGCCTCTGAACAGGTTGCCAAAGCCACCAGCGCCCTGAACTGCACCAAAGGCTTTATTAATGCCTCCAGTCAATGCGCTTTGCTGGCCTAAGATGCCGCCAGCCTGGTTTGATCCTCGCTCGCCAAGAAGACTGGCAATTCGTGCCCCTGTGTTCATTCCCGCTGTGCCGACACCGGCTGCTGATGATTGACCAATCGTTGCCAGTTCGCCCAATTGACCATATTGTTTTTCAATCAAGTTTGACAACAGGGCTGGCCGAAACTGGCCAAGTGCGGCTTGGATGTTGCCACCACGTAGACCACCAGTGGCCGATGCACGCTGTAACAAGGCTTCCTCGCCTTGCCCGGCCAGGGCTTTGAATTGCTCGCCACCGCTGATGCGTTCAATGGCTGCACGTTCGGCCTCTGGCCCTCTGAGACCAAGCAAGGCTTGCTGCTGTTCAAGTGCGGGTGCGCCAACAGCAACAAATGGCTGCAATATTTTTTGCACTGCATCAAATTGTCTTTGTGTCTCGCTAATCCCTGCACCGGCTGCTGCGCCTTGTATATCTGCTGCTTTGCTGGCAGCGTTGCTTTGCATAAAGCCCGAGACAATCGTCGCGCCACCGACTGCAATGGCACCCAGGGCTGCTGCTGATAATCCGAATGTCATGTTGATTCCTCCAATTGCGCAGGTTGCACAGCCTCAAGAGACGGTGCTGGCGCTGGAATGGTGAACAAGTCCCACAGGGCTTGCGGGTTTTTCTCGTTGGTCGGGTTGGCGTGGAATGTGGTTATTTCAACATCAGTCAAAGCAATGCCAGCGCGTTTGGTGCCAATTTTAGAGATGCTCATGTCGCCTGGACCAAGGCGCTGTGGTCCAGTATCTGTGCTGACGATCAGATCGCCTTTGCGTACCAAGAAGAACGATTCCTCTCGGTGGACTGCTCCGGTCAGGATAGTGCCGGCCGGGATGTGCATTGTGCGAGCGTACAGGCCAGCGCAGAAAGCGTGGTCAATTGGCAATGGCACCTGGGGCAGCTTAAGCAGCTCACCTTCCAAGAGGTAAATGGGCATGTGCTCAGCTGGCACGCCAGCTTCTAAAACCGCAACATGACTCATCGAGAACTCCTGTTCAGGGTGAGCTACTGGCGGCTCGGACGGCTCAGTGCTGGCTATTTTCCCACATTTCGGCATTTGGTCAATCCATTTCAGATTCGCGCTCTTCCCACGCCTGGCAAACCCGCATATCATTGCAGATGAAGTTCAGCTTTTCGCAGTGGCCACGGTAGCCAGCGCCTTGGTCGTAACTGGCCATCGGGATGCGCTCAATTCTGACCTGGGTCATGAAGGTGTTGTCGTAATACTCGCAATTTGAGCAGTGCTTGCGCCGTGCGTCTTTGGCATCGCACTGCATTGCCTCGGCCAGGGAGTCATAAAACTCAGGGTTGGCCTTTGGCTCGTTGGTCGGCATCTCTGGACCGTAGTGCCAATCTTGCACAGCAGTGGCGTAGTTCTTCTTGTTTTCAGACGGTGTGATAAACCCTTCGTCCACTGGCAGGCCAGCAAAGCCTCTGGGAATCATCATAAATTGTTTCATAGCTGCCTTTTAAGTGATTTCGCGCCCGTTAGCTCGGATGGTCAATGAGGTGGCTGCACTGGCAATGGTGGAAATAAACCCACTTGGCTCCAGCGCCTGGCCAACCAGCTCGGGGAAGGTGTAGGTCTCATCAGGCGCAATGCTACGGGTGTCCACGATCAGGTTGGAGGTGGCTGCGCTGCCTGCTGCAGTCACCAGGTTGACGCTGATCGTCACATTGCCTGCGGTGGTGTTCGTGGCCGTGAATTTGTCAATCAAAGTCTTGCAGTTAGTGGCTGTGTACTGCGTAGTTTGGGCGTTCTCGGCCTGCTTTGCTGGGATCAGCACCTTGATGGATACGGTCATTGGATACCTCCGATATTGTTTGATACTGTCAGGATTATGGATGGAATGCCTGGATGCGGGGCAGATGCTGCAACAGCTAAAAGTTCAACGGACAAATCAGCCACTGAAAACATGATTTCTACATAGTCCCCAGCCTTCAGATCAAAAAAGTAATTTAGTGAAGAAAATACTTCCGCATTGTTACCCTGTAACCTAATCTGGCTTGCGCTGTCGGTTACATCAACTCCATTCAATCTAAACCAGATGTAAAACTCCGCAGTGCCGCCAGTTGTTTTATCAAGCTGAATCGAAATTTGAAAGTTGTAGATGCCCTCGGTGTCCACCATCACCCTCGATGTGGTTGACAAAAACACCCCTTGGCTCAGATCAGTCGTGTTAAACGTGATGGCCTTGGCAGTGTTGATGGTCGTGGCTGTCTGCGTGGTGGTGTCGTAGAACGAGCCGTACCGCGAGCGCTTGAACTCTCGTGGCGGGGGTGTCATTTGCAAACCCTCGACCGCAGCTGTCAGTTGAGCCAGTAAAGCCAGCGCCTGATTTGCTTTGTTTTCAGCAACCGCGATGCTGACGGAAGTTTCTTGAGCCAAGATTGCAATTTGACCAAGTGCCAAAGTGGTTTTGCCATCAATAACTGCTTCGCTGACTGCTGACTCTTGCGCTAATGCACTGATCTGAGCCAGTGCGCTGGTGGCTGTGGCTGCTGCCGTGTCTGCCTGGAACTCGAAGTCAGTGCCGACGATAACCTGTATCGTGTCAACTGTGGAAAACAGCAGCTCGAACTGTCTGATCTGTTGCTGGTCGGTCAGGAACGCCGCAAGTTGATCTCGCGTCAGATTCAGTTTGCGGGATGTTGGTGCCGTGGCCATCAGAACGCCAGTGGCTCGATCTGGGCCTCAAGACGGATGAATGACACATGGGCATCGCTGTCGCCACGAAAGCGCTGGATGCGCCAGTTGCGCATGTTGCCCTGCTGGAACCAGGCCAGGCGCTTGTTGGACCCTGTGGTGCCTACGCTGATGCTGCGCTCTTGACTGTAAGCCTTGCCATCGACGCTATAACTGGTGCTGATCTGGGGGTTGGTGCCAATGGCCACGCTGCCGGTGAGACTGACCAGCTCCAGCTCGTTGAAGATGGCCCCATTGCTTTCGTTGTAAACAATCAGCGTGCCAAACTCCCAGCGCACCTGCTCGCCCCAGTGGTAGCCGGTGTCCTGCACGAAATAGCCGATGGAAGTTGATTGCGGATCGCCAACAAGCCACTTGTCGTAAGCCCAGACGATGTTGCGTGCGCGGTACTGTGCAAAGCCTGCCAAAGTGGTGGTCAGGGTAAACCAGACCTGCTCGCCCAGCGCTTCAGATGCCGAGGCGTCATAGACCACGGTGCGATCTGGCAGGTGGACGTAGAGGTGCTGGTGCGCCTTGTCGTTGCGTGCTTCGAGCTTGACCGTGGTCAACTGCGCCTCGGTGTAGTTCAACAGCAGGTTGTCGATTTCCTGCGTGCTGATTTTCTGGGTGGTTGCGGCTGCGCCCACGTAAATGCCGGGGGCTTCGTTGCGGCCACCGCCCAAGAAAGCAATGGCCTGGATGAAGACGCAGCAGGCTTGCGTGCCGACAACACCCTTTTGGATTTGAGCGCCCTCGATGCGTGCAAAGGGAAACAGGTCGCCGCCCACGTTGTCAAACACCTCGATGGTGTTGCGGTTCATTGCATAGACTTCGTTGCGCAGTTTGAGCAGCGCCACCACGGGGTCGGGGTCGGCCTCTGAGCTGCCATACTTAAACGGATCAACAGCCAGCGGGTTAGTCAACTCGGTGACGACCAAAAACTCGCCATCGGTGGTCATAAAGTAGCCGTCTACCCAGACCACATCCAGCACGATGCCCAGGTCGGGGTCTGTCACTTGCGTGAGGGTTGATGCCACTGGGTCCCAGTAATACAGCCTGGTGCCCGATGCAATGGCCAGCAGGTCAAAGCTGTAGTCGAATGTCACCAACTGAGTCACAGGCCCACCTACATCGCCCAGGATAGTCACAGCGCCGTTGCTGGCCACCTCGACTAGCTTGGTGCCCATGACACGGTAGCAGTCGCCTCGCCAGTTGATGCCACCACGGTCGATGCCTGGGCCTGTGCCGTTGGCCACGATGCCGTCACCTGGGCGCAGGAATCCATTGCTGATGCCAGACTTGATGGGCACCGGCACCATGTTGACCGGGTAAGCGGTGCGCAGCTCTGGCGTGGTGTCAGCGTAGATGCCGTTGAGGATAGGGATTTGCATCACTTAGCCTTGTTTCGCGCTGAGATTTTCTTTGCCTTGGCCTGTGCGTCCGCTTTAGATGATGCGCCCCATGCCTTCAAACTCAACAGCAGACGGGTTGGTTCACCGTTCTTGTACTCAGGGCCAGGATTGCCGCCCATTCGAGCCAGGAAGGATGCCCTGCGCGGATTGTCGCCAGACTTTACAGGAGGCTTCAGATTCATGCCCTCGGCCTTTGCCGCAGCCCTGCCCCTGGCATTCAATCCACCCTTTGGATTTTGGCCTTCTTTTCGGGCGTAGGCTGGCGTTTTCATTAGGCAACTACCGCACCACGGAATCCAACAACCCACCACTCGCTAGCAATAAATTGCAACGTTACTGCATCCCCAACATTATTAAAAGTAATTGTGGTTGCGCTGCCAAGATTGGTTGGAGTCAAAACACCAGTGTCGGCACCTGCTGTTTGTGCGTAGTAAATAATTGTTTTAAACTGTTCTTCAACGCCGTCTGCAAGAGTCAACGCATTGCCAGCAGCGGTTGAACTGAAAGCAGTAGTAATGCTGGTAAGATTTACCGCGCCAGGGCCAATTAGGTCTTGTACCGAGCCAGTGTAGCTAGGATAAAACTTCTGCGTAGCTCCGTCATAGGTCATTATCAATGGACGACCAACTATTGCGGTCCCTGGCAAAGCAATGTTGCCTGACGCATCCCAGGTAAAAGCAGCGGTTGGAATTAAAGTCACTGCGCCACCAGCAGCAGCAAACAAGGCTGGTACCATAATAGTTTTAATTAAGCCAGCGCCAACAAAATTTATATTTTTTGGTGTTGCAAGAACAAAGCCTGTGATTCCCAATGTGGTTGCAATTGCTGTCGTGCCTGTAACATCTCCTACGGCAAGGGTTGTGCCAATGGTGGCTGAACCACTCAGAACAAGACTTGTGCCTGTGATGACTGGATTAAAGTAAAAGTCATTGACGATGTTGTACCAACTGTTAGTCGCCAAATAGTAGCGATACCGGACAGCAGCTCCAGCAGGAAGGGTAGAGAGGCCACCGAAGATTGCAGCCGCGCCATTCAGCGCAATGGTGAGCGCTGTGATTGTTTGGGTGCTGGTTATCAGAACTTCAGTGCCATCTGGCACGCCAGTATTCAGCGGCAGAGTGACGGTGCCGGTGGCCAGTGTGCCAGCAGGCTGAATGAGCATCCACTGCTGCTCGGCCACAGGGGTGGGCACCGTGATGTTGAAACCTGCCCCTGGTGTGTACAGGTTGGTGGCGACAGTCGGGGCTGCAAATGAAGTTTGGAAGTAGTCCAGCAGCGTGTTGACCGACATCTTGCGAGCATCGCCGTTATTTTGGTCGTAGACCGGAATCTGGGCTGATCCAGAGACCTGGCTGATACTGGCGAGTTGGTTGATGGTTGGCATGTTGGCTCCTCAATTGAATTCAAGTGGTCCGTCTTGACCGGCAGTGACTGGAAAATATGGGCGACGAATAAATGGATCGTCGTAGACGCGCCACGGTTTGTTGCCTGCTCCTGCTGGCATGGTGCCTGGCAGTTGTTGTTCTACCGG